ATAAACATAATGAAATTAACACAATCTTGGATAGAAAAACAAGAGCGACCATTATGTTTCCAAATTTCGTCTTTCACCTGTTCCAATAAAAAAGAAGAACAGGAAAAAGTTAGACCATCGTAGGTGAAATTCCTACTATTGATTTTACGCTTTTTTCTTATTTTTTTGCTCTATAAAATGGGCGTTTTAAATGAGAAAAGGTGTAAAAGATGGCACAACGAAATCGTAGCGTAAGAAAACGAAGAACTATGAGGAGACGGACTATGAGGGGAGGACTCCGGCTTGGGTGCGTCGGTTGTGGAGAGGGCGGAAGGCGAAAAATGACTAATAGAAGGACTATGAGGGGAGAGGCGTATGTGCAACGACGGTAGTTGTAGGGTTATAGGAGGGGGGGGGGGTGTTGCCTTAGGGTGGGCCTGATTGTCATGTATCTCATGTATCTGCGATAGAATAATTATTTTATTTAAGGAATATTTATTTAAGGAATATAATATTTTTATATTAACATATTATATAACATAATATAATATTATATAATACAATGCCAAGAATCTCAAAATGCGACAACAAGAATAAAAAAACGCAAAAAAAATACAAGTCACGACCTTCTCCCGCGTTTCCAGCAAATGATTGCAAAAATAAAACAAAAAAAGGGAATAATGGAAAGTTTTTTAAATCTGTCGCAGATAAAAATGGTGTTTACAAGTGGGTCCCGGTTGTAAAGAAAAAATAAAAATAAAAATTATAATCTCGGTTTAAATATATATGGTGTAAATATATATTTATTTTAAAATGGATTTTAATAACGATGTTGAATTAGCTTATTTGATGAATGAGGAACAAGAAGAAGATAATATACCGATACAATCAGGTAGAGTAAATCCTTATCCACATGATACAAATAAACATTATGCGTGGACAAAAACATCAAAAAAAACTAAAAACAATGGACGTCGTCCCACCTGTAAAACCGAATCATTATCATTATATCCTTATGGTTTTGAACCACCTCCCCCCCCACCCCCTGCTCCTGCTATTATGGCAATGGGTGGGTATAAAAAAATGTCATACGAACAATGCCAAGATGCCAACTGCATTCCCGAAAAAGTTATGAAAAAAGAACGGGACCCTTACTTGCAGTCGTTGAAAAAAAAATGCATCTTGAAAAAAAATCCGTCAAAACAAAATATCAAATCATACTCCAATTGCGCAATAAATCATTATAATGCATCACGTTTAAAATCGCTGGATACTAAACAACTACAATGTATGAAAAAAAAATGTGATCATTTGATCAAATTTGGAGGAAGAAAATATGGGTCACGAAATACAAAAATGAATACTTTGAAAAAGAATAAAAAGAATAAAAGAAAAACAGTTAGAAGAAAATAAAAATAAAATAATTCATAAAATTGAAAATAAAATCCATTCTCGTCGTTTCAATCCATTCCATCATGATAAAAAGCAAACGACTCATGTGCGAAATAACACCACAACTTGCAGAATTCATAGGTGAACCCGCCAATAAAAAAATGTCGCGTATAGAAGTCACGCGCAAAATTGATGCATACATTCAACAAAACCATCTTCAGGATGTTATGAATCCCACCAACATTTATCCCGACAAGAAACTCATGACTCTGCTTTTATCTGCATTTACTACATCACCATTAAAACCATATCCCAAAATGATTACATTTGAAATGCTGCGCGACATCATTTCAAATCATTGTCTTTCCCCCCAATACGAAGATTATTATTATATAGGTAGTTGTAATAAGAATAACCAGACACGCACTTGTCGTCTTCATTGCTATCATCATAATGATAATCGTTACCGAGAATTTTTGTTTTTATGCACATTCACAATCTTGTTTATCATTCTACCGCTAATCATTATCCGATGATGGATAAAACATTTGATAAGGTTTCCATTGTTCCATTTGTCTCTAATGACTCTATCATATTTACGCGCATTTTATGGACACATGTCAAATAATAACAATTTTCAGCCGCATTGTATATTTTTTCTTCAACAAGATAATTATCCGCTGGAATATCTATAAATGTGTCGCAATCATGATTGGAACAAACACATGTAATGTATACGCGATTTATTTTATCGCAATACGTATTTAAAAAATCATTGTATATTCGACTTCCGCCAATAATCCACAGCTCGTCATACTTTGCAGCTTCGCAAAATGCAATCGCGTCATTTATAGAAGAAAATATGTGACAACAAGACGAAGATGCTGTCAATTGTAAACTTGAAGAGCTAGAAATGATAATATTGGTTCTATTTTTTAGTGGGCGCCTATTCTCCGGAATGCTGCACCACGTATTTTTACCCATGAGTACAGCATTATTTCCTGCACCCGTTGTTCGCTTTGAAAATAGTGCCATATCGCCTTTTAAATGAGGCCACGGCAAACCCCCATTTTGTCCAATCCCTCCATTTTTAGTAATTGCAACTGCTATATTTATAATCATTTTATATTTTATTATTATATTTATTATATTTAGTATATTTATTATTATTTTAAAACTAATAGTATTTTATAAAATAGTATTTTATTATAATAACAAGTAAAACAATATACGTGGTACAAGGATGAAATTTAAATTCGAGTTTATTATTTTTATTATTACCGCCGCATTGGTTTTAAATACGTATTATGATGGAAAATACTTTAAAATGGTGGAAACGACGAATGCAAGAAAATATATAAAAATGGCAACGATTGGATTTTTCGGTTTGTCCATGTATTTATTCATGAAGAAAAATCCGGCGAATTCTCAGACCATTATGCACCACGCCAATGAATTGATCAAGTACATGCCCATTAGCCGCGAATCTGCCGACATGTTGACCCCATTTTTCGACATGACAAATAAGCGCTCATTTTTTAGCAAGAGTGATGGAGGAGATAACGATGGCGACACCATTAATCGGCGAGAACAAAACAGTGTTAATAAAATAATGAGTTCGGGAAAAACGACGGGAACTGGAGGAGGAGGGTCCACAAAACGCAGCGTCAGCGAATCCAAAAAGAAATTTGTCGCAGCTGAACAAGGATGGAAATGCGGCGAATGCAAACGCCAGCTTCCAGGATGGTTTGAAGTCGATCATAAAATCCGTTTAGAATACGGAGGTTCCAATGCTGTCGATAATTTAGTGGCACTGTGCCGAGATTGTCACGGAAAAAAAACGGCATTTGAAAACTTTTAGAATATCATTATTTATTCATTCATTGGTATGTATTGTATGTATTGTTGTATTGTTGTATTGTATATTTTATAAATAATTTTATATTATATAATATATCTAAGAATCTTCTAAAAAATTAAATAAAAAATTAAATAAAAAATTAAATAAAAAATTAAATAAAAAATTAAATAAAAAATTAAATAAAATGCAGTCAATAAATAGTAACGGGAATGGAACAATGGGAACAATGACAACTTTAACAAAACTCATTTTAATTGCGCTATTATGCATCGTTATTAATATTCCGCTATATTTTTTAGATGAAAAATGGGTCGCCGGCTGGTTTACAGGCACATGGATCGGTGCATCGGTATTAACCTTTCTTTACAATTATGGTTTCAACCTAAACATTACATCATACAGCTTGTCCACCCTGTTGAACATGTTTCTTTTCCCGATCTTAACCTACGCATTCTGGATGATATCGATTTATTGGTTGGTTTCATCGGAAATCGATTTAAATGAAAATCCGAACGATAGTCACATTTCTAGAAATATTGCGGCAATTTTTACCGCCGTAATCCCCTTTTTAGCAATTGTAGTCACTATTTTATATAAAATGGATGCAATCCATCTTATTTTTAAGGGAATTGTCGGCAGCATTATTGTATTCATTTTTGGGCTGTTCTTCTATTATTTAAATGTATTGCGCACAAGTTGCGCGAATGGTTCCAATTGCTGGGCATATGCCGGGTGGTCCACATTTTTATCTTTTATTATAACAACCATAGTTTTTACATTATTGTCCTTTGTAAATATTCCAAATGCATTTTTGAAAATGTTTCAGATATTCCCAAAAAATTTTACAGATAATTTAAGCGCTCCCATGAATATTTTTTCAATCATCATGTATGTGATCCTCTGGATATCCAGCATTATCGTATTTTTTAGACACGACGCAACCTTTGGAGACGAAGAAGGCGATCCCGTAAATATATCGTTTACAGTCATAGCAATTCTATCGCTGATAATATTATTCATCAAACAATTCGATTTTGCATCAAAATTTATAACACGATTAATTCAACTTTTTATGAATACGGAATTTAGCCCCTATACAATTTTATTGCACGCTGCAATTATTTTTTCAATACTATTTGGTATCAACATTACAACGACATCTTTAAACAAAACGGGGTGGAATAATAATCCGTCCATTTTGGCCATATTTATTTGTACACTTGTTGTAATTATATTTTATATAGGCATATTATACTACAACTATTAAATTTATTTTATTATTTTATTATTTTATTTCATCTATTTATTTTATTTTGTTAATTTAGTGACCGTTGCTTTAGTAGATGGATAAAGATGCATTCATGATGAAAGCTATAAAAGTCAAAGATTCCATTTCTGATTTTGGAGCGTCCTTTAAATTTTTTACAATACTTATCACCCTTGTCGTCTTGTGCATTTTAGCATATGGGTACAGTCATAATTTTATTAAAAATCAATGGTGGTTTTCCGCAGCATTTGTATTTATACTTTTATCCGCCGCCTTCTTAAAAATCGTTTTCAACTTGTCTACAATTTATATCATTTTATATGTTTTAGTCGCAGTTTCAGAACTGCTCTTTTTGATAAACACGCTAGCCGGAATCATAATGTCTTGCATTGTTGGACTCATCGTCCTGTACATTTTATACCTCACAATTATAAAAGGTGAGAATGTAACTAATTTGGTGAATGCATTTTTTAGCGACGCGTCCTTATCCGATCCCCTCTACATTATAAACAAAATTATAACATTTTTGTGTAACTATTTTGTGAAAGGTGCGCTAGTTACCCTCATTAAAAATTCAATGTTGATTATTTTTCTCATGTATTTGGGTTTGGTGTATTATATTTATACAAAACAGCCCTATCAAGTGGTTTCAGACAATAAGTCGATATTTTTATTCCTGTTTTTATTTATTGGATTTGCGCTTTTATCGCTGCTCGTAATGGGCGTTGAAGCATTTATACCCTTTATAACCTCCTTTTTAAAATATGCGATAATCATCGGCATAGTAATAGGTCTGATTCTCGCTGTTCTACACGTGTACACCAACGTGCCCATCATTGCAAACACGGTTTTATTTATCCTTAATATCGCAATCCTTGTCGGTATTCTGGCCATGATTGTACGATTCATCGGAGCCGAAGCCCCGAATTATGTTTCTGGACCTCCCACGTGGTCGAGTTTAATATTTAAAATTATGATTTACATCCCATGTTTGTTTCTGAACTTGGCCGATTATTTTCGAAACGAATTCAAATTGGCACAACGACAATGGACATACGTCATTCTTTTAGCATTCGAAATCTTATTCATTGCTTTAATTTTCTTCCTTCCAAGCGTATTCGATGCAATCGTTAATCATAACGGCGAAGTTATTTTGGATAAAGTGCTGCCGCTTGAAAAGAAAAGTGAGCCGTTTGATGTCATTATAACCGACCCTTCAGATAACAGCCAGACAGTTTCTTTGACGCCGTCTCTTGCAGACAATGTTAAAACAAATAGTCCGCACTACAGTTATGGAGTTTCCGCATGGTTTTATATTCACCCTGAACCGCTTAACAGTTATTCGTCTGGAAGCAACGGCATAAACATATTGAACTTTGCAACAAACGGAGACGGCAATGGCGGAGCGCCGCAAGTGTCATTTAATCCGGCGACCAATGAGCTGATCGTGAATGTTCAAACGAGCACAAATAATAATAATAATAGTCAAAAACAGGTTATTGTTCCAAATCCAGTTCTTTTACAAAGATGGAATCATTTATTCATCAACTTTAACAATAATGGCATTATGGATATATTTTTAAACAACCATTTAGAAAGTTCAACGCCAAATATTATTCCAAAATTGCCAAAAACGTTGATTGTTGGTTCCGATTCTGGAATATACGGTCAAGCGTGCAATGTGGTATATTACAAAGATGTCGTGGGCTCTCAGGGCATTTCTTGGATTTATAACACGCATAAACTGTTAAACCCGCCATTAAAACCCAACTTTTAGATAAAATTTTAAATTATTTGCATTTATTTAATTAAATAGTTTTTAATTAAATAAATGCAAATAATTTAAAATAACTTGTATAAAAAAAAATATTACAAGTTATATATATATATAGAAATAAAAATAAGTATTTAAAAATCAAAGTAAAATGGATTTTTCTTGGTCAACAATTATTATTATTATACTCATCATCGTCATTGTGTATTTCGTTTGGACAATGCTCTCTTCATCCTCTTCAACTACTGTAATTAGCGGATCGCAGGATGCAAAAACTCAAACATCTTTGTCTATACCCGACAATAACTATAGTTTTGCCCTTTCCATGTGGATTTATGTGAATGACTGGGAATCAACATCGGTAGACAAACCAATCATATCTTCGGAATCCGACTCTTCGAAAAAAACAGATCCCAATTTGCTGATTAGTTTAGGTAAAGATAACAATACGCTGAACGTGTCTTTAGGAAACAGCGGCGACACGGTAATTCCTTCAATTCCAAATATACCGCTGCAAACATGGGTATCCATCATATTAAATGTAAACAACGGAAGTTCTATTGACATTTTCATCAACGGAAAACTGGTTCAAACAAATGCTTTGGCAAAAACATGGAGTTTAAGCGCCGGATCATTGTATGTTGGTTCCAAAAACGGGTTTGACGGATTCATTACTATGGCAACCTATAATAAGGCGCCGCTTGGCCCGCAAGACGCGTGGGACATTTATTCCAGTGGATATGGCAGCGGCGGCGGAAGTTCAGTGACCGATTTTTTTAACAAGTACAAAATTCGATTCGCCTTTGTAAAAGACAATGTTGAACTGTCTCGACTTGATGTTTAATTAAGAATTCGGAATTCGAGATAATTGCTGAAAAAAAAATAATTAATAATATTTTTATTAGGTAAATATTATTAAATAATATAGTAACATATAGTAACATAATAAAAATATATAACATGAAAATTGGCATAATCACAGATTCCATCGAATATCTTAAAACAATTATCAATGTTATAAATAGTATAAATAATAATAATAATACTACTACTACTACTAGTACAAATACAATTAATATAAAATACATTATCACTAACAATGCAGACGTGTTTAATTATTGTCTCGTCACCTTTAAAACAATATTACATTTTTTTAATATTAAAACAGCTGATACCATAAACGATGATTTTATATCAATTTTACCAAAAGTAGATTTACAAATAATCTATAGTTTTTATATTATACCAAAAATATTGTATATGCATCCCAAATACAAAACAATAAATATTCATTATTCATTACTTCCATCTTACAGAGGACCCAATCCAGTATTAGCGCAAATACTTAAGAATGAAAAATATACAGGAATATCGATTCATTATGTTAGCGACGTAATAGATGATGGAAACAATATAATTGCACAAACAGATAAAATTCCCATTATTTATAAAAATACAAATACGAATTCATATTATGCAACTTTATCATTATTAAATAAAAAAGTAACGACTATAATTGAGAGAACACTTCGTCTTATAAATTATAAAAAAATATTAGGTCCAATAAAAACAATGTACGAAAATTCATACTATTCAAATCATCAAATTAAACAATTAACAATTAATAATGCAAAAAAATAAATAATTAATAATATCCAATTATATTATATCGGTTAATATTAATATTATTAATTCAGTTAATTAATAAATAATAAAAAATGCTATTTTATGGAAAACAAATTGATTTTACATATATTATTTTAATTGTAATTTTAATTTTGGCCATCTATATTATTTATTCGTTTTACCAGCAACAAAAAGAGACCATTCAGGTAGTATCATTATCACGACCCATCATGCAACCAAAAACTGTTCCAATACCGAATAATGTTGCGCTAAGTAACGGCGCATTCGCCGTGTCATTATGGGTGAATTTGAATTCGTCACCTCAATTTACAGCAACTACAGCAGCTGGTTTAGGCGGCAATACATCTAGTTTGAACTTGATGCGTTTAACAAATGCAAATTCAACATCAACTGCCGTACCAACTGTACCTGTAACACTTTTAAGCTTGACTATTGATAACAATGGAAATCTCGGTGTTTCCTATTTCATAAATTCTTCAACCCAAATGACAACCATTATGCTGTTTCCAATTGCAGAACCCGTAAACATCGTTTTAAATTATAACGGGGATGACGAGATTGACGCCGATAAAAGTGAAAATGAAACCGTGTATGATCCAACCACTAATAAAAATATACCCGTTTATAACCCGGATTCAAATACTTTTTACAACGGCAGTAAACGCGCCCTCGATGTGTATGTAAACGGGTTTCTAAACAATACAGTTATTATTGATACGCTGACAAACTCGACAAGTAATTCAAATTCGCCGTTCGTCACCTACATGGACGCATCCATGAATTATATCACAACAAACGGAAACCAGCTCGTTATTGGCGATAGTCAGACGATAATATCGTTGGATGGTACGATATCCAATGCCACATTCATTAAAAACGGATGTTCGCCGCAAGACGTTCGAAATATTTTTAATCAAGGAAACAGTGGTAGTATTTTAGAAAACTTGTTGTCCTATAAACTTCGTTTCAGTTTGCTCGAAGACAATAGAGAAGTTAAAACGTATGACGTCTTGTAGCGTGTTCTAGCGTGTTCTAGCGTCTTGTAACTGACTATAAAGTATATCTATCATATGTCAAATTATGTATTGTCGATTCTTGAATGTCTGTGTCAAATTGCTGCGATTGTTCAAAATATGGAAAACTTTCATCGTGTACATATATATTTAAATTACGATCCGTTGCCAATTCTGATAAATAACTATCTATCTGTTGATTAATAGGGAAAATAGTATTAGTGTTGAATATTTTTTCAATGCCTTTTTTATTAATAACATATGCGCTCATTAGAAAAAATCTTTTACCCTTGTATAAATTTTTCCCAATATATTCTTTTTCATAAACAAAATGTGGACTGCTTAATAAATAAATATCCCATCCGTCTGGTAATTTTTTTATTCTTTTACTTATGTCATCCAGTGTCATATCGGTTAATATTGTATCATCTTCGAATATAATATAGTTACGACTCTTATCTTTATCATATATACTTTTCCAAATATTATAATGGCTTAGATAGCATCCAACAGAACCATTATGTGTTAATTCATGATGAAAATTTCTATACTTTTTTAGTGAGTTATAGCCGTATTCGCCTATTGTATTATTTTTAAACAGTTCATCAATATTCAAATCTCTGCCATCAACTGCTTCAATTCTATTCAATTTAATATCAAAATTGTATCTCGATTTAAAATGTTTCAATCTATCTTTTCTTCTATTCAAATTTATTACAAAAATTTTTTGTATATTATATTTTTTCCTATACAGTTTTTTTTTATTCATAATATAATTTTATAATATTTATATAAATATTTATATAATATATTTAGATTATAAAATTATGTAAATAAATTATTTTACAAATCGCTGGGACAGTAACATTAATCCTCCAAAAATAGAGAGATTCTTCGTAAATGAAATAATTTCCGATTTATTCGTCGGAAAATGAAAAATTAAAATCGTCATTGCGGTAAATACCGCTAATCCAATCGTCGCAATATATGCATACTCTTCATACTTGCTCGTATACAATGAATACAATATTAGTAAACTTCCAAATGTGAGTAGTCCAATCACTCCCGCAATCGCCGCATCATATATGAATGAGACGAGCGCTTTATATTGATTCAAATACTTTTTAAAATACGCTAAAAATGGAATGCCTGCGATAGCGACGCTTATCAGCATGAATAAGTACACATTATTTGTTTGTATATAAAAAATAATAATATAAAAATAAATGATTGTAATTATGATTGCCGCCATAAATATAGGGTTCAATTGAATCGCATTTACTTTGGCCTTTAAAAAATTCGCAGTATCCTGAAAATTTGTAATCTTATTCAACCCTCCGCCTAAAAATATAAACAACAGTAAAAACGCATTGAAACAAATAAATAATTTATCCATTATATTACTTATTTATATTTTATTTATAGTTGATATTAAATTTTTAAATATATAAATTTTAAAATTTATGCAAATCGTCTTAATCTTATATTTTTGAAAGCGCATATCCGCCTTCTCCCGTCGTTAAAACTCGTTTATATTGTTGTCCCGTTTCGTGCATTTTTAAATGACACGACTCGCAAACTGTCAGTAAATTGGCCCGATGATTTTTATGGAAATGCTGAATGTAGTCGTTTGCATCCGCTTCTTTTTGATGCTGCAAATGATGCACTTCTTCGCCCGTCTCTTTTTTACATAGCTCACATATTCCCTTTACTTTATGCGCATTAAAATGGCTCGGCTTGAAACTCAAATCCCCTGTTCCCGCGCCTTTTGCACGGTACTTTACCCGAATCGCGTTTGCCATCTTCAAAAAATCATCCGGTAAATGCAGCGACTTGCACACTTCGAGACCGTACATGCTCGGTCCCGCACCATCGCGCAGCTTTCGGTCGTATATTAGCATGTCGCGCGCCCTATCATACGTAACCGCCATGTGTTTCGTCGTCAGCTTGTCCAATTGCGCTATTTCTTCATAATCCACAATCTCGTGCATGTGTGTGGCGAAAATAAAAGAGCTTTTCATCATGTGCAACTTTTGTAACCCGGCAACGAAAATGCTAATCGCAGAATCGATTTCCGTGCCCGAACACAGCTCATCTCCTAAAATCAAACTGTTTTGGTCCGCACATTTCAGTATGACTCGAAGCTCCGACATTTCAACCGCAAATGTAGACATTCCTTTAAATAAATTATCGTTGCCCAATATGCGCGTCATAATGCTCTTATAAGGTCGATACGTAAATGCCGAACACGGCACGTAAAGTCCCGCTTGCGCCATAATAATGCATATTCCTAGCGCCCGAATCATGCTCGTTTTTCCAACCGCATTGGTGCCGTACAACAGTAGCCCGCGCTCTTTTACTCCAAGTGAAATATCATTCGTCACGTACAGCTCGTCCTCGTTAATTCGCTCAATTAAACAATGGCGAATGTCTTTCGCGTCGACATACGAGCCATTAGAGCCATTAGACCCGGATCCTTCATTATAGTCAATTAGCGGTTTGCAATACTTGTATTTGCGGGCAATGTGCGCCTGATTCTGCATCAAATCAATATCCGTAACGAATGAAACTACAGTTTGAAACGACTCTTGATGCTCTTTCAGTTCGCACACGAATTTATGAAATACTAATCCAATCTCATCGCGAATTTTATTTCTCGTCTCGCTAATGGATGCGCATACGCTGGATAACGCTTCATGTACGAATGTCACCGCGCTGCTTCCCGCCTTGACAAATTGCAGCGTCGACAAGTCAAACTCAATCGTTTTTTTATCTTGAGAAATCGAATGATATTCTAGTTTTGACATGTGATCGCGCGCCTTTACTCTCTTGCCAATTTGGTCCAGTAATAATTTGCTGCGCCGCTCCGTCGTCTGAATGCTGAATCCTGATTTTTCGGTTTCGTGTTTTTTTACAAACTCTTTCTCTTTTACTACGTCTTTTGTAATACCGCCTTTTTTCTCTCCAATTGCAATCAAATCATTGCAGTGCGCGCGAATGGCTTCCAAAATGCTGCACCCGTCTTCGTGCATAACGTATGTGGAATCGAGATCCTTATTTACGCCCGGTCGAACAAAACAATCTTGATAACTCAAATCGAAATCGACAGAATCGACAATTCGACATTTTTCAATATAGAAACACGAATCCATTTTTAACATTAATTCTTTGCATATATTCGTAATTCTCTCTGGATCTGAATCTACGCGCAAATATTTCAACAAGGTTTTGTCGTCCTTTATTTCGTCATACATGTCTGAAACAATTCGGAGATTGGTATATAAAACGTAGAGAGAATTGGGACAAATCTTCCCCATCTGTATTCTACGATGCAGCTTTTCAATGTCTTTTATGTTTTCAAGCGTCCTCCTCCATACTGTTGTATAATCTACATTTTTTACATTTTTTACATTTTTTACATTATTTACATTTTTTACATTTTTTATATTTTTTTTGGTTTTTGTTACTGTTCCTGTTCCTGTTCCTATACCACATTCTTCTTCTTTTTTTAATATATATTCTGTAATGTCGTATTCTCTCTGTATTGTGGCCGCATTAAATGATGGATGCAGCAACCGATAATGAAATCGTCTTGCACCCATTGGCGTTTTGCATTTATTTAGTAGTCGGAACACGGACGAGTTGGAACCACCGCCTTCTTTGCTGTCGATTATATTCAACTGTTCAAGTGTATGATTTGCGAGAACCATGCGATCCGACCGGTTTTCAAAACACGGTTCTTCAATTTTTGACGTCAAGTGCGGATTATGTTCATACACAAAATTCAGCAAAAATGTATACGACTGAATCGCAAACTCGTATAAAGAATGGGTCTGTAATATCGCATTACATATGCGAAATGAAAAAAACTTTTCCATCACTTCTTTCCGATACGTTTGTTTTTCTGCATTTTTTGCCTGGACAAAAAGAGGATATGGCTTCACCGCAGCATCTGACCGGTTCAAATCAATCCAATGAATTGCGCTTGCACTTGAAGGCATATTGGCATATGTTTTTATGTCTTCGATTTCATTCGCAGAGAGATTTGAAATAATAATAACTTCGCTCGGACGAAATGATGACACGAATCGTTCCACTTCATCATACGTCGTCTGATTATGACGCGGATTTATTTCCGATTCAATTTCAAAACAGGTGCTCTTTCCCGTATAAATATCAATATTCGACATTCCCATTATAATTTTTTTATTTGCGCTAATATTTAATCGCTCGATCCAAAAACAGGACGTATTATTAGAGAGAACGGCGGAATCACTCGAAAAAAACGTTCCTGGCGAATAAATGCAATGCAAACTTCGCGTCGTGTTTGCGCCTTGACCGTCTTGCACGTATACCACAATCGTGTATCCGTGTTCTTGCATTTTCTTCACATATCGCTCCAAACTGTAGTCCCTAAAATTACACGTAAATGGAAACCCCGCCATGCACCTACCGTTTGTAATCGAAGTATTTAAATCACAAACCGTACAAAATTCTCTCATATTTGCATCCGCGATATTATTATTCGCATCTGCCCTTGAATAACACTCGAAAAATGAACCCACTTGCATTAACAATATTGTTTTATTTCCATATTTATTCACGTATTCTCTCGATAGACGAAAATACTCGTCGGTTAGCGTCGTTGACATGATTATACTTATATTTATGACCGCGTTTCTCGCGTCACTTAATACTTATTCGTCTCATCATTTTATATCTGTTTCATAAAGTATATTAAGACCGAATTTTCGACATTCGTTTCATAAATCGATAAAAAACATAGAGAGAAAAGGCCGTCATAAAAATATAAAATGCCTTGACATACATGTCATCCGGCAATTTCGATAAATCATTCCTTACATTACTATTTTTTAACCTGTTTTGACGTTTATTATTATTATTATTATTTTTATTATTTTTATTATTACCATTCTGCTCGATTTTCTTATAATTTTTTAGCTTGTTTCGATTTGACATGTGACCACTCGCATCATTAGAATCATCATCCGATGAATCGCCGCGATTTTTAGAATCCATTCGACTCGTAAATGTTTCCGTACACGTTAATGTGGGATCGGCCGGATTTTTTTTATCCGGGAAAATGCACGGGTCCATATTTTTTACATCAGCTACGGCAACAAATTGGGTTTGATTGCCGACATTATCTTTTCCCGTGTCATTGAAATTGGCATCTGTAACCGGCGTAACCGTCTGAAGAGTGATTGACATGCAGTCCGGATTTTCACCCATCATGAACGATTTGAATAAATTCAGGGGATTTAATTTCCCTAAATCGCCAAGAACTCCGGGAATAAGTCCCTCAAATTCCGTAAAATCGGTTCCTCCAAGTCCAGATGAAATGAACGGAATGTTGCCGTTTGGTATATTATCAATATAAATGTAGCGGTCGACTTTTTTTCCAGATGCAACATCGGTGCACTGTCCACCGGTTTTCAGGAAGAATTTATCGCCCAATGGCCCGCCAGTAGTCGAGCCGCCTGTTCCTGAAACCAGCAACTCCACATAATTAATGAGTCCATTCACATCATTGGTTAGCGCGCCAAAGTTGCCGTCGGCTGACATGCCCATATCTGACGGTTTTAAAATGCGTTTCCAATACAAATAATCGGGACCCAGCAAACTTTGCTCCGCCCCCTTCATATCCGTCATTATATCTGAAAAAAAACTTGCCATCTTATTTAATTTTTATTTTCTTTTATGAAATGTTTTTAGTTTTTATACTTATATTTATTCTTTATTATTTATTTTATCTATTTTACCTATATAATAAATAATAATATTATTATATAATTATTTTCATATTTACTTTTTCATATTTACTTTTTCATATATTTACTTTTTCATATTTACTTTTTCATATATTTACTTTTTCATATTTACTTTTTCATAATGATGATATAATAATTATTCATCATCTGAAAATATTTGTCGTTCCTGATAGAAACACTCGTCGTCGCTATCAAAATACCACTTGTCGTCGCTATCAAAATACCACTTGTCGTCGCTATCAAAATAGGTTGCAGTATCATAGATGGGAACGACAGTTGGAGCGTCAGGTCGAATGAGGGTTTCGTGAGACGGATGAGAATTTTCGAAAGGTCTGAATGCGACCGATTGCTGTTTTTCTGTAACGAGTTTATCGGATGCAATAAATGCGAGTGAAGTGGCACGATCTCTTGTTGCTGCTGTTGCCGCTGTCGCTGCCGCTGTCGCTGCCGTTGAAGGAGGGTTAGAAACAATTGAAGCCCAAGATTTCATCGAATGTAACAAGTAGTGGGTAACAACTACTGGGTTTAGAACGCTATAAATTATTGTTTTAATATAAAAAAAATCAATTTATCTTTTTATTTATATATTTTTTATATATTTTTGTTTTGTTTTATTGTGTGTATAAACTACTGTGTATAAACTACTGTGTGCAAACCCGATAATACGTAGAATGAACTGCCGATTTACTGGCTCGGTCAATTTTGCACACATCGCCCGGTCGCATCCCTATTGCTAAAGCAACCGGATCGTACCTTGAAATATCCGGCAGCTGAGATGTATTAGAAATATTATACTTTTTCATCATCTCATCCGATTCTTCCTTTGATAAAATGGTGTGCGGCGGAACGTATTGGTGATTCAATATATTAAATTGAAGTCGGTCCAGAGACAGAAGCACAATGAACCTCCCCTGCAAAAACAACTGATTCAAATACTGATTCATCGTTTTGACTTCCTGCCTTGTCACAATAATCAAAGCGTCCTTGTCTGTTAAAACAGTATCATTCGCATTTACAGATATTCCCATTCCTCCGATTTCACCGCCTGCGCCTAGAATATACAAATCTTCTACCAAATCATTGATGTGACTCGTACTCAACATTTTTTCAAGGTGAAATTTGATATAAGCTTTTTTTTTATGTTTGCCCTTGTCTTTCTCTTTATTAGATTTCGTTTCAACCAACATGTCAAGCTGCTTGTGCATAAACATGGCATTCACTTCATTCACTCCAAAATTCGTGTAACCCTCTACATCATACCCCTGCGATATCAATAATTCCAATAAGTTTTTTCTCGCATTGTACAGACGCGCGATTGTTTTACTTGCATTTGTTGACGATGACATTTGATTAAAAGTTGTATAAATATCTATCTTTTTAACAAAAGTATATGTATATAACTTTAATTCAATTTTTTTAATATATTTTATTAAAAAAATATAAAATACATTAATGCACTTTAATTCTGTAATATGTGGAATATTCTGTAATTTTTATTGAATATCTACATGAGTCAAAAAATGCCGCCTGCAGCACATTTTAGTAAACCCGATATCATCGAGCACTTGGCCCTCTGCCGTCTTTCTGATATTGTGCCTCGTTAAATAAAGCACCTTATCAACGGAAATATCGCTGTCTTTGCCGCCTTCCTGTTCTTCAAGTTTTTTCTCTCGAACCTTGCTCAAATAATACCTGTACTTGTCGGCGATTACCTTTCCGCACGTATAACACTTTACTGGAATGATCATTACGTTGGTTTGTGTTGTCTATTGTCTTGTCTGTGTGTTTATATAAATATATTATTTTATATCAATTTTTATTTTAATTCTTTATACAATAAATGAATAAAAATAAAGAAAATAAAATAATTATTAGTTGTTTACTGTTATTAAATTATATCATTCACTTATATGTATATATTATGTCATTTGTTAAAAAACTCATCGAAACCGGAATTCATGAATTTGATCTAGTTGGTGGTAAAAATGCTAATTTAGGAGAAATGATGAACAATTTATCTGAATTTGGTATAAATATACCAGATGGATTTATTATAACAAGTCACGCATACGATTTATTTCTAAATTATAACAATATTACAAATAAAATAAATGATATCATTAACGGCACGAATGTTGATAACATTTCAGAATTATGTAAAAATAGTAAATTAATAAGAAATTTATTCTATGAAAGTTCATTTCCACCAATTCTTGAAGAATTGATTTTATTAAATTATAATCAATTATCATTATCATCGTCATCATTTGGCTCTGCTGATGTTGCTGATGTTGATGTTGCTGATGTTGATGTTGCTGATGTTGATGTTGCCGTTAGAAGTAGCGGAACAAATGAAGATCTTCCAGATGCAAGCTTCGCAGGACAACAAGACACATATTTAAATGTAAAAGGAAACGAACAATTGGCAGATAAAATAAAATCATGTTTTGCAAGTTTGTATACAGACAGGGCGATAAGTTATAGAAAAACAATGGGCGTTGGCAGCACATCAAGCAAATTAGCAGTGTGTGTGCAAAAAATGGCACGATCTGATTTGGGCTGCAGCGGAGTTGCTTTTTCATTAGATCCAGATACTGGATTTAAAAAAGTAATTGTAATCAACAGTTCTTATGGGCTGGGGGAATTAATTGTAAGCGGACAAATCAAACCAGACGAATTTATCGTGTCCAAAGAATTGGGAACAATAATTGATAAAAAAATGGGTAATAAAACTAATAAAATGATATATTCGTCAACAGATAGAACAACCATAGCACCCGTTGATACAGAACAACAAGATAAATTTAGTTTGAACGACGATCAAATATTACTATTAGCGAAATGGGTAAAATATATAGAAGAATATTATACTAAAAAATACGGCCACTGGTGTCCAGTGGATATAGAATGGGCACATGATGGAAAAGAGCTCTACATTATACAAGCAAGACCAGAAACAATACATTCTAAAATAAAATCGTGCAACGAATTAATAGAATATAAGCTCGCAATAAATAAAACAGCACCACCACCACACGTTATTGTGAAAGGAACTGCGGTTGGTTCCATGATTGGAACGGGAAGGGTTAGAAAAATACATTCAGTAGAACAAGAATTTAATAAGGGCGACGTGCTAGTGTCAAACTATACCGATCCAACATACGAACCACTCATGAAAATTGCAAGCGCAATAGTAACGGATAAAGGGGGAAGAACAAGTCATGCTGCCATTGTTTCAAGAGAATTGGGCGTTCCGGCAGTTGTTGGCTGTGATAATGCAACGAGCATTCTTAAAAATAATGATGAGATTACCGTTGATTGTTCGCAGGGGGAAACGGGATTTGTATATTCAGGCATTTATTTATATGAAGTTGTAAAAACGGCATTTACTTGTCAAAATCAACAACAAAATCAACAACAAAATCAACAACAAAATCAACAACAATCAAAACCAAAAATAATGTTAAACATTGGTAATCCAGAGTCGGTCTTCAAATACGGAAATATGCAAGTAAGTGGCGTTGGATTGGCGAGAGAAGAATTCATAATTAGCTCTTCGATTGGAATACATCCACTTGCTATATTAAACAGTAACTCAATGCCTGAAAATATACGCGAAGAAATTAAAAATAAAATGAGAGGATATGAAACTCCAATTGATTTTTATGTAAAAAAAATAAGTTTCGGAATCGCGAGAATAGCATGTACATTTTATCCAGATCCGGTGATAGTTCGTTTTAGCGATTTCAAGTCAAATGAATACCGAGAGTTACTTGGCGGCGACATATTTGAACCAGTAGAAGAAAATCCAATGATTGGGTTCAGAGGATGCTCGAGATACTATTCAGAACAATTTAAACCCGCATTTAAATTAGAATGCGATGCTATAAATCATGTTAGAAAAATACTAGGATTTACAAATGTAATTGTAATGTTGCCGTTTTGCAGAACGGTAACTGAGTGCATTAAAACCTTAGATACAATGAAAGAATTCGGATTGAAAAGAGGAGATGCGGGGCTACAAGTATATTTAATGTGCGAAATTCCGTCAAATGTAATATTATCAAATGATTTTTGTAAGTATGTCGACGGGTTTTCTATCGGCTCAAATGATTTAACGCAGCTGTGTTTGGGTATAGACAGGGATGCCGGTACTTTAAATCATATAGGAAATGAAACGAATGAAGCCGTTTTAAAAATGATCTCTAAAGCAATTAAAGTATGTAAAAAAAATAATGTAAAAATTGGTATATGCGGACAAGGTCCGAGTGATATACCATCATTTGCACAATTTTTAATAAATGCAGGAATTGATACTATTTCTGTTGTACCAGACAGCGTATGCAACTTACTTAGATTGCTTATGTAGAATTTGATTTGTATATTGATTTTTTTTTAATGTGGTATGTATTGATGTACGTTTTGATGTTTTTATTTTTTTTTAACAACGAGGTCCAGTTTTCGTTTCTTTATAATAATAACAATCCACATCTATTTTTTTTCCAGCATCATCGTGATTAAACGTAATGCCGTTTTTATTTCCTGCGCGACAAACGCCATCGGGATTATCGGACGTCACTACCCAACCGCAGCAATCCGTATTTAAACAAGACGCTTTTCCAAATACTTTGCATTCGTTATCAATGTCGGTTGCTGAACTGCCGTTTGACGCGTGCATATTACAAAATCCCGACTTTAATTTTTTTTCAAGATCAATATGTGGTGTCAACAATGTATTTTCATTATTATTACTTGACGCAATATTATTATTATTATTGAGATTCTTTTTAATGACGACACTATTGCTATTATTATCACCATTTGTTTCATTCTTACCTGTGTTATGTTCCATCGTTTCAATAATAAGCTTCTTTGATCTAGTCATTGGCATATCAAATGTTGTTTTTGTCATGTTAAGATATACCATTATTCCGAAAATAACAACCGTTACTCCAAGAATGTATGCGAAATTTTCATATACGAAACTTAACATCATGACAATCAATGACAAGATATAAGTGAATAGGTTATTATCTCTTCCTGAAGAAGCATCCATATTATTTTATTTTATATCAATAGAGTAGAGAGATAGAGAGATAAATCAATTGATTAATATTATAATATATTATTATTATTATTTATAATAAATTATTATTATTATTTATAATAAATTATTATTATAAATTATAAAATATTATTATAAATTATAAAATATTTTACAAGTTATAAATTAATTTTATTTTCGTCGCGTATTCCTATTTTTTTTAATTATTTTCGCACTTGTTCGATTCGTTTTTTTTAAAGTGGGAAACCTATAACTAACAAAACATATTGCAGTAAATACAGAACCGTGTTCCTCTTTCACATCTAAATATTCGTATACGAAATTCTTACCTGGATGAATTTTATACCCCTTATCTGTAATATTATCTTTATACATTTGCATTGTACCGGGAGATTTCATGACACCGTACCCTCTTCTCTCAATCATTCCAACAATGGATTGTAATAAGGATTGCTCGGCGTCTTCTTTTGTTCCCGCACCCGAATATTCGCACGCAAAACCTCCTAAATATTTGCCTCTCGGATCCGTAACTGATGTGGTAATGACAGCTGCGCTAATTTTTGACCCACGTTTACCATTTGCTTGCGCTTTGATGCACTCGAGCACTTCTCCCCATTGCAACCGTTTTAATCCCTCTTCTTTGGTTATTTCTTTTGATTCGGTCGGCATGACGCTCGTATATTCGATAACATTCGCATTTTGTATACCGGCATTAAACAACGCGGCATCATATGATCCCGTTTCGTATGGAAGTCCTTTTGATCCCGCATTCGATTCGCCTTTTCCTTGTGTTATAAAATATTCATATGGAACCCTATTCCCTAAAATAATCATATTGCGGATATTATATATATATATAATAATATTATTAATAACTATAAATATAATTTAATTTTTGTATAATTTTATAATTTTATAATTTAATTTTTGTATAATTATAAAAATTTATTTAAAACTTTTTAACCGCACCATCATTCATGAAATTGTACATAAATGTATCACCTCCCACATTTACTACTTTTCCAGCCATATTCGCTTCTTCATACATTTTTCTTAATAAATTTGATGGAGCAGTTGAACCAAGTTTCAATAAATTATTTTTTATTAATTCATTCTTCACATCATGAATTGGAACATTTTTTAATTCACGTTGGGCATTTTGAATATTTTTAATTGTTTTATTATTCTTGATTAAAATACTTATTGTTTTCCCATATTTTCCAAGTTTATATTTTTTAATTGTTGTTTTTCGTTTCACTTGTTTAATTTTTCTTGGAACATGTTTTGGTTTGTTTGATTTTTTTAATTTGTTATTGCCGTTATTGGCATTATTGCCTTTACTTGATTGCGATCCATATTTTTTTAATGTTTTATTATAGTATTGACGGTAAGATGGTTTTGTTCCTCCTTTTAATGCACCATATGGTTTATCGCTGTATTTAAACTGAAATGGTTTTTGAGTATCATTACTATCATTCTGATTATCATTCTGATTATTATTTATAAAATTTTCATATTTCAATGCGGAACGCGGTGGCGGTGGCGGAGGCGGTGGTGGTGGCGGCGGTGGTGGCGGTGGTGGCGGTGGCGGTGGCGGTGGCGGTGGCGGAGGTTTTGTTTGCAATACAGCGGTTCCTATTTTTGGAAATGGAATTGTTGGCGTTGTTGGAAATGATAGTGTTTCTAATTGTTGTCCTCCTTGTTGTCCTACTTGTTGTCCCCCTTGAAGTTGTTGCAGTTGATGTTGCAAGTGAGAAAGCGTAGCTGAAATGTCTTGAATGGGTGGTTTCAATGGCATTTCTAAATACATGGGAGAAGTCAATTCGCTCGGCACATCTAATGTAACTTGTGCTTGTGTAGGCGTATAATGTCTGTTTTTTTTTGTCTTTGAATGATGATGATTGTTTTGTTTAAATGATTTTAAATAATTCAAAGATTCTTCAAAATCTTTCGAAAATATATTTTCATATTTTTTTTTATCAAAAAAAGGTTTATTTCCATCTAAACTGTCGTTACTAATACCATTTTGCTGTTTCTCTTTTTCTTTTTCTTTTTTTTCTTCGTCTTGTTCTTTATATCCTTGTTGTCTTTGCATATTTTCATCTTTATGTAGTCGCTTTTCTTCTCGTTTTTGTTTTAATAACTTGATCAAATTATTTTTTAATTCACTGGGTCGAATGAATCCTGTCGCTTTTTTCACTGTTTTACCTCCACTATTTTTATTCTTATTTCTTTTTTGTAAATTCGGATTTAAATGTTCATGATTAATTGTAATTTTTTTTTTAACGTCACTCATATTTTATTATTTTAATTATTTTATTTTGTTACTACTCCTAATTTATTCCATCTATTATTTTATATAACTTTTATCTAATTTTATATATTTTATATATTTTATATTTTATATTTTATATTTTATATTTTATATTTTATATTTTATATTTTATATTTTATATTTAGTTGTAAAAAATATTTAAAAATAAATTGATTTATAAGTTAATAAGATTTATCTTCACAAACAACATGGAGTGTCGTGCTGCTTCGTCTTCGTATTCTTCATCTGCTTCTGCTTATACACGTTCAATGGATTTTAGCGCTGGATTTGGATTAGATCATGATGATGATGTTGTCATGACACTTTCTTCAGTCAAACCCGCTATAAAAGAAGCTATAAAAGAAATAAAGGTAGGTGAAGAATACGATTATGATGATGATAGAAATATAAATTATGAAGAAACGCCGTGGAAAATAATAGGTTCGTATTTTGAGGGTCAACACTTGCAACGCTTGGTTAGACACCAGATCGAATCATACAATGATTTTGTAAACAATCAAATACAAAGAACAATTGAAATGTTCAACCCCGTCGTAATCGCTTCAGAACAGGATTATGACAGGAAGACAAGAAAACACAAGCTAGAAATTGATGTGACATTTAGCGACTTTCATCTGTACCGTGCTCAAATACACGAAAATAATGGTGCAACAAAACTCATGTTTCCTCAAGAAGCTCGTTTAAGGAACTTTACATATGCATCTACAATGACAGTAGATGCAAATATAAAATACACTGTTCGTTCAGGCGAACATCTCGAAAATGTGCAAACTTTTCACAAATCTTTGCCCGGAATCAATATCGGCAAAATGCCAATCATGTTGAAATCATCCACTTGCATTTTAAATCAGTATAATCACGTTAACCACAATGAAACGGGTGAATGCGCTTACGATGCCGGTGGCTATTTTATTATCAATGGAAGCGAAAAAACCGTTCTCGGTCAAGAAAGAGCCGCCGAAAATAAAGTGTTCTGCTTCAACATTTCCAAAGGAAATACAAAATGGAACTGGCTCGCAGAAGTAAAATCGGTCCCCGACAATAAATGCATTTCACCCAAACAAATCAACATGACGATTGCTTCAAAAAATAACGGGTTCGGCTACCCGATTTATGTTCAAATTCCGCGCGTCAAACACCCGATTCCGCTGTTCGTTTTGTTTCGCGCCTTGTCCGTTTTGGCCGATAAAGATATCTGCGAAAAAATACTGTTCGACGTCGACAATAAAGAAGGAAACAATGAAACAATTCTCATGGCGTTAAGAGCATCCATTATTGATGCCAATACTGTACTAACACACGAAGACGCCATGCGCCACATCACGTCCATCGTAATGTACACACCAATGAACATGGACAAGGAAACGGGGGCAAAAAAGAAACGCGAGTTTGCAATCGAAATTCTGAATTCGGATTTGTTTCCTCACTGCAAAACCCCCACCCAAAAAATATATTTCTTGGGATACATGGTGATTCGTCTCATCAAATGCAGCTTGGGAATTTTAAAGCAGGATGATCGCGATTCCTACATGAATAAGCGCATTGATTTAACGGGCGCACTACTCAATAATTTATTCCGAAACTATTTTAACAAGGTGGTCAAAGATATGATGAAACAGGTGGTTCGCGAAATCAATACGGGTTCGTGGCGTTCCACTGAAGATTATCTCGGAATTATCAACAAGACAAACGTATATAAAATCATCAAATCAACAACCATTGAAAATGGCATTAAGCGCGCGCTATCTACCGGCGATTTTGGAATCAAAAATACAAACACAAACAAGGTCGGCGTCGCACAAGTTCTGAATCGCTTGACATACGTCTCCAGCTTGAGCCACCTTCGAAGAGTCAACACGCCAATCGACAAGAGCGGAAAACTCATCCCCCCGCGCAAACTTCACAATACTACATGGGGATTCCTCTGTTTGGCAGAATCTCCTGAAGGTGCCAGTGTCGGTGTTGTCAAAAATATCAGCTACATGTCACACATTACAATTCCCAGTAATCCCGACTCGCTTCACACACAGGTGAAATCGCACATTGAACCGCTAGATGCAATCGCGGACTGCAAAGATTTGTACGATAAAGTAAAGGTGTTTGTAAACGGTGCGTGGGTTGGAATCAGCAGAGATCCAATTGAATTGTACCACATTTTGAAGGACAAGAAATGCAAGGGAATCATCAATATTTACACCTCAATCGTCTTCGACATTCGAAACAAGGAAATCCGAATTTGCAGTGACTCGGGAAGAATCACGCGTCCCGTTTTGCGCGTAAAAGATAACAAGTCGTTTATTACCGCCGACATTCTTCGTAAACTGGACCGCAAAGAATTGAGTTGGGACGACTTGGTAACCGACTGCAAAATTGATAACGCGCTTATTGAATACATTGACCCCGAAGAGCAGAATTTTAGCATGATTGCCATGAAACGAACGGATCTCCGAAACTCGCTTTTACATCGAGGATCTCAGCACTACAATTACACCCACTGCGAAATCCACCCAAGCACGATTTTTGGGATTTTGGCGTCCTGTATTCCGTTTCCTGAGCACAACCAGGCACCCAGAAATACTTATCAGTGCATTGGAATTTACGAAAACGTCCTAATGGAAGACGGTTCACGAAGACAAATAAAGGATGTTGCCATCGGCGATCGTGTTGTGTCATTTAATCCCAACACATTTGAAATGACAACAACCAATGTTGTAAATCACTTTATTCGTAAAAATGATCATCCTGTTTACAAGGTCAAAACTATTAGCGGAAGAGAAATCGTAGCAACAGAAGATCACAAATTTATGACGAATTGTGGTTGGAAAACTGTGGCTGAATTAATACAAGATGACAAGTTAAGAATTGGAATCTATGCAGATAATACATTTACAAAAGAGAATGAATATTCGAAAATGACATCCTCTTCTTCCACTGCTACATATGTAAAAATGGGAGTCGAAGAATGGATGAAGGATATTCAAGTTGTTAATAACTTGGCATTTATACCGATTGAATCTATAACAAGACAAGAAGATTGCATGATTTCCGACATTGAAGTTGCACACAACAATCATTCATTTATTGCCGGAGACAATTTTGCAAGTTCAAACTGCGCCATGGGTAAGCAGGCGATGGGCATGTACGTCACCAACTTTTATAACCGTATGGACAAGACGGCCTATGTCTTATCCAATCCCATGCGCCCCCTCGTAGATACCCGCGTCATGCGCATGATTAAACTGGACGAAATCCCGTCCGGCGCTCCCGTCATCGTCGCAATTATGAGTTACACCGGTTACAATCAAGAAGACAGTATTTTGATAAACAAGGGCGCAATCGATCGCGGGTTATTCAGCGCAACCATTTACCACACCGAAAAAGACGAGGACAAGAAACTCAACGGCGACGAAGAAATCCGATGCAAGCCCGATTCAACAAAAACAAAAGGAATGAAATTCGGAAATTACGGCAAACTGAATAGCAAGGGCGTCATCACGGAAAATTCAATCATCGAAAATCGCGACATCATTATAGGGAAAGTGCTTCCCATCAAGGAAAACAGGAACGATCACACTAAAATCATCAAATACGAAGACGCAAGTAAAATGCACAGGACAACCGAAGATTCATACGTCGACAAGAATTACACTGAACGAAATGGCGACGGCTACGTCATCTGCAAAGTCCGCATTCGCACTTATCGCAAACCCGTCATCGGAGATAAACTCAGCAGTCGTCACGGACAAAAGGGCACCATCGGAAACATCATCTCCGAAATGGATATGCCATTCACGAAAAGCGGCCAGCGTCCAGACATCATTATTAACCCACATGCCATCCCGTCTCGTATGACCATCGCACAACTCAAGGAAACCTTACTCGGAAAAGTTCTCCTTGAACTCGGCCTCTTCGGCGACGGAACATCCTTCGGAGAACTCGACGTTTACACCATTCGCAACGAACTCCTAAAACTCGGCTACGAAAACAACGGAAATGAACTCTTGTATAACGGCCTATCCGGCGAACAAATTGAATCCAGTATTTTCATAGGTCCTGCATTCTACCAGCGTCTGAAACACATGGTAAATGATAAGCAACATAGCAGATCCATCGGTCCAATGGTAAATCTCACGCGTCAGCCAGCAGAAGGCAGATCGCGAGATGGAGGGTTACGATTTGGAGAAATGGAGAAAGATTGCCATGATGGAAGCACACCAATTACGCTCACAAATGGTCTCAGTGTAAGATTAGATTCACTCGGTGAAAATTACGAACATGTAAATATTATGGGTTGGAGTGAGGAAAAAAATGGAATGATTCCTTCTAGACAAGTTGCATTCATGGACAAGGGAATGCGCGATTGTGTTGAATTAACATTTGAAGATGGTAGAAAACTTACATGCACTGAGGATCATCCTGTATTAACTTCTGATAATACATGGGTTAAGGTAAAAGATATTGAATTGAATGCAACTAAAATTAAAACAAGTATAACTTGTCCACTTGTAAATATTAAAGAAGAAATAGAAGAATGTGCTGGATGGAAACTTGAGGTTGGAAATATATTACTTCAAACGAATACTCACGAAGAATATATGAAATCTCTTGCATTTGCGCGCATAATTGGACTTTTAATTACTGATGGACATATGAACTATAATATAAAGATAGCACGATTATTTCTTGGACATATGTTAGATGTATATTCTGTATTAGAAGACATTAAATTGTTTTGTGAAAGTCAACAAACAAACTTTACAATGAAAAACTTATTTGAAATTAGAATTCCGGCAAAATTAACAAACGAAATTGTTAAATTGCCAGGATTAATAAGCGGTAAAAAAGTAAACCAGCCGGCAACACTTCCTGATTTTATCTTGGATGAGAAGTGTCCTCGCCCCATAATTCGTGAATTTCTTGGTGGAATGTTTGGCGGCGACGGACACACATGTGTTCTTGGGATGCATAGGGGGAAACGCGACGTTATGACATCCGTTTCATTTTCACAAACAAAAACATATGAACATCGCGAGTCGTTGCAAACAATGTTTGAAAATGTTCAGAAACTACTTGCCAAATGCGGAATTCATAATACAACAATTCAAAAACCAAAGGAAACATCATTTTCCAAAAATAAATTTCAACTACAAGATAAGAGCGATGCAACGAACCGGAGTTTTCAGTTGACGATTCATCTTCCCATTGAACAACTTATTCCATTCTCCGAAAAAATCGGGTTTCGGTATTGTTGCCATAAATCGCAGCGTCTTGAAGCCGGCGTTTCATATCGCCGCTTGCGTGAAGAAGTTTGCCGTCAACACAATTGGCTGGTGAATCGTGTTGATGAAATAACGCATTTCAAGGAAATCAAATCGAAGAATCCGGACAAGATTGTGCCCACAAAGAGTGCAATTCTTCAAGCGGTGGAAGAGCTGAAGAAAACGGAAGGACTACTTCATGAATACGCGATTCCAAGCACACACGATATTACGGATCACCTGATTAAAGGCACTGAGTTTGGCAAGTTCACATCCAAATCATTTCCAACTGCGGAACAATTCATGGATAAAATTGGAGCACTGAGCTGGTTCATAAGTGAGGCGGAAAAACAGGACAGTTGCAAAGTAGATGTTGATGCAATAATTATGGCAGATAAGTGGGGCAACGACGAAGAAGAATGCGAAGATGAAGATGAATCAAGTTCGGTATATGGCGTTCACCGCAGAAGCAATGCTCTTCCTACGATGAACTTAGAGGTTATATCGCGAATCAATGTCGGCCCGAAACACGTGTATGACATTAGCGTGGAAGATACGCATTCCTTCCTTGCAAATGGAATCGTTGCACACAATTGCATGGTGTCGCACGGAGCTTCGCGATTCACAAGAGAGCGACTCTACGACGTTTCCGATAAATACCAGGTGCACGTGTGCTCAAAATGCGGAATGGTTGCGGCGTATAATGACGCGCTTGGAATTCACTGCTGCAAAATGTGCGACAACCGAACCGATTTCGCGTATGTCGAGATTCCGTATTCGTGCAAACTCTTGTTTCAAGAACTGCAAACGATGAATGTAGTCCCGCGAATTATGACGGAATAATATATTATATTATTATTGGTGTAAAGGTAAGTAGAAGAAATAATAAATGATAAAAATAGAGTGTTATAAAAAAAATAAAAAAAAATATATATATATTATTTTTTCAAATATATATTATATATACATATACAATCAAATATATATAATCAATGGTTAAAACAAGATGTCGGAAATTAAGAGGTAACCGCCGTCGTTCGATGAATAAAAGACATATAAGGAAAATAAAAAGAAATTGTTTTACAGGAGGGACTAAAGAAGAAGAAAAAAAAAAAGAAGAAGAAATAGTTATGGAAAATATATATAAAGAAAATATAACAAAATTAGGCGAAGATAATCTCGAGACGCTCAAATCGCTCAACAATCTTGCCAACGTATTCACAAAAAATGGCAAATATGACCGCGCTTTGCCGCTGTATGAGGAGTGCCTTGCCAAGCGGAAGCGTGTTCTCGGCGAAGATAATATCGAAACGCTCAAATCGCTCAATGATCTTGCCGTCTTATACGAAAAAATGGATAAGTTTGATAAAGCATTGCCGCTGTATGAGGAGTGCCTTGCCAGGCGAAAGAAAGTTCTCGGCGAAGATAATCCCGAAACGCTTGAGTCGCTCAACAATCTTGCCAACTTATTAATAAACAAGGGCGATTATGACAGAGCGTTGCCTCTATTTGAGGAGTGCATTGCCAAGCGGACGCTTGTTCTAGGTGACGATAATCCCGATACGCTCATATCGATCCACAATCTTGCCGTCTTATTATACAAAATGGGTGATTATAATAGAGCGTTACCGCTGTTTGAGGAGTGCCTTGCCAAGCGGAAGCGTGTTCTAGGTGACGATCATCCCGATACACTCACTGCGCTAAACAACCTTGCCGCTTTATTAAAACATATGCGCGAATATGATAGAGCATTGAAACTGTATGAGGAATGCCTTGCGATCAGCAAGCGTGTTCTGGGCGACGATAATCCCGATACACTCTCTGTGCTAAACAACATTGCTTTCTTATTCATAGACAAGGGCGAATATGATAGAGCGTTGCCGCTGTTTGAGGAGTGCCTTGAAAAGCGGAAGCGTGTTCTCGGCGACAATAATCCCGTCACGCTCAAATCACTCAACAATCTTGCCATCTTATACGAAAAAATGGAGAGGTTCGATAAAGCATTGCCGCTGTTTGAGGAGTGCCTTACCAAGCGTATACGTGTTCTTGGCAAAGATAATCCTGATACAATTGAAACACTCGTGGCTATTAAAAGGTGCAAAATGTTATTGGGTCGAAAAGGAGAATGTTCGATATGTTTGGATAAAATGAATGACTACACGCAACCAACATTAGGAAATGATTTTGGTAAATATGAAGAAACATTATATGGATGTGGACATAAATTTCATAAAAAGTGTGGTTTGGGATGGATTGCAGCAAGGCGTGGCGCAGTCCCTGAATGTCCTGTTTGTAGACAAGCAATGACGGCTTCAACGCAGCAAGTCATCAAAAATAAAAGAGAAGCACTAGAAGCAGCAGCAGAAACAGATTTAGGGAATGCGGCTCAACGTTTATTCGGATCGGATGGTGGTAGAAGAAAACCCAAATACTTGAAAAATAAATCAAATTCAAAATTACGAAAAAGAAATCAATACTCATACTCGAAAAAAATAAAATATTGAATAATTATTTGCCACATGATGCGAATTTACAACAGCACGAATTATATTTTGCATAACTAGAAGATTCCGTTACAATATTTGGTTTACAGTACCGATATGGAAATGAGCTAAAATATGAATATTGGTTTTGATTTTTTCCTTTATATCCAATTCCTGAATAAGATTTAAATGTTAAATTATATCCGGTCAAACTGTTTAATTTCTCACTTGGTGGTCTACACGCTTTAGAATTCAAATAGGACGGATAATTGTAATATGTGCATTTATCGTTTATACAACCGCACATATTAGTTCCATCTTCACACAAACATTTATAATCGCACATTTATTTTTACTTTTTACTTTATATATATAATATATTATTTTAATATAATATTTCTTCTTGATTTTCTTCTTGACTTTCTTCTTGATTTTCTTGAATATTTTGAATTCCTTAACGATTTTGATTTTTTATAGTTTCTTCCCCCACCTTGATCTAGAAGTGAGTTTTTAAGTGCTTGTTGAAGTGATTCTTCATAGTTATATGGTCTTTGGCGGTATGGAAGTATCTCTAAATCCAAAGATTCTTCATAAGTTGGTGGAGGAAGTTCAAATGCGCTTGCTGTATCGCCACGACTCCATGCTGCTGCCGATGCCCATTGTGATTGCGGTTCAAACGCGCTTCTTATCCCCAAACGATTTTTAGATGTAAGATTTCTTATTAATTCTGTAATGCTTTCAAATTTTAAGGGGCTTGGCAAATTATCTACGTCGCACCATAATCCTTGCGTTGTTTCCGTATTTTCTGCGAATTTAAATATTGGTTGAACTGTACAAACACACCAAAATATTGATGTGTGTTTAGGTAGACCGGGTCTAGCATAATCATATTGTTCAAAAACATTACCAGTTTTTAATGCCCATTGTTCTAAATTAAAACCCCCTTTTCGTTGTCCTGTTTCTTCACCAAATTCTCTAAACGCTGCAGTTTTTGCAGATTCACCTGGATCTATTTTACCTCCAGGGAAATTCCACCATTCCGCCACAACCCCATTTTTTCTGTTAGGTTTTTCTTTGACAAGGTACACTTGATTATTATAAAATAATGCAATACATGCATTTGTTATAGGCATTAAAAAAACAAAATAAATATATATTATATTATATTTATATTTATTTGTTAAATATATTATATTAAAAAATTAAAAGAATCGGTTTGATGCTCTAATTGTCGACTGAGCACCACTATTCAAATTTCCGCCAAAACTAGTGTCATTATAGTTACGATTGCATGCCTGTAAATTTTTAAATCTTATGTAATCAGAGCTGTCGTAAACGTATCTCACATTGCATGTCGCAGAAGGAATACCGGTACTATCGGGTAGCGGCTTAACAGCACCAGCCATTGTTTTCCACCCAGTTAACCCTCCTCGTAATGAACTGATTTGGGTTGGACCGCCAGACGTATAATTTGGGCGATTTAATAAATCACCGGCATTGTTCACGGCGCGAAACGGGGTTGCGGCCACTGTTATATTATTCACGGTACCACTTGCGGCTTCGCCGTTCCATGCTTCTCTAAGCGTGAGACGAGTCAATTCGCGCTGGCCGCCGCCTTCCGGTCCACCACTTCCTTGTTTGCCCGATCCGCCTCCTAATAATTTCGCTGAAAATCCGTTGTATAAACCTCCTAAATATAACTTCATTTTACTTGAATATTAATATATAATATAGTAATATATAATATTTGTAAATATAATAATATTTTAATTAAAATAGAAATTAAATTAAAATATTATTATATTTACAAATATTAATAATAATAATATTATTGAATTATTGTAAAAATCTTATAAAAAATGGTTTGTATGAAGAGTTGCATCATTGCATCCATGTTCATTGTTGCAATGATCTTCACAATGTACAAGTCGGATAGCATATCTTCCGTTCAACAATTTACACAAATTCTCTCTATAAAACAGAAAGCAATTTATAAAAAAATTACAGATGAGCGCCGGAATATTTATTTTACGGGATTCGGTTTAGGGCTTTTATTATCTTTTTTATTCTTATTTTGGAAAAGCTCGACTAAAAATTCATATAAAATAAATCGATTCTCAACCATTTGCGTTGTTGGCGCAATTACATTTATGACCAATTATTTTTATTACATTCTATCTCCTAAAAGCGACTGGATGATTCTTCATATTGAAGGCGACAAACAGAAAAAAGCGTGGTTAAGCGTATACAGAATCATGCAATACAATTACCATTTTGGTGCGCTGCTCGGACTCGTAGGAGCGTTTTTTATCGCCAACACGTTTTGCGATTAACATTTTTTTAAAGAGGTTCGTTTGAAGATTGTAGAGAGAAATGAGATATTAATAATATATTTAATTTATATATTTTTTATGTATTTTTCGGGATGATGAACATTTTTTTTTATTCTTTATTCGTGTATTTTTTTTTAGACGTTTATTGGTTCGATTTTTCTTCTGATAACTGCGTCTTCCACCATACTCATATTCATCTTCTTGACCTTGCGTTTGTTTATCAAAAACAGCTCTGGCAAAACTACTCCTCTGGCGCGCTAATGTCTTCTCCGGAACAAAAAAAAACTTTTTCATGTCTTTATATTCAGTCGGAGTTGGCTCTCTTTTTGTTAATAAATCCATAAAATCAATATTTTTAACATCTTCATGTGTTTCTTGATACTGATTCAATTCACATAATTTATTTAAAACTGGAAACATAAAATCTTGAAAAATGTATATAATGGGCCATGATACATATTCACGAAATTCTTGATCTACAACAAAGGAAGCAGGATCAATATTATTGATTTTCAGGGTGTTTTTAAAATCTTCTAATAATGCATCATATGAAAATTCATAAAATTTTTTTATTTTATCATTATCATTACTAATGACGAATCTACGTTTACCTTCTAGTTCCTCGGCGGAAGCACCTACTAAATGTTTCATATAATCTAAACTTATAGGGACAAGCGATAAATCAGGTTCTAGTGGATCTCTATAAATAGGCGCGGCTTGCACTTTGAAATGGGTAACACTGTCTTTTAATAGTAAGTTAACGAATGATTGCATTATATCCATAACTACTCGATACAAAAAACATATTTTTAATAAATTAGAAAAATTTCTTTGTCCTAAATACTTTACTAAAAATATCGTTTCCCTCCTTGTTTTTACAGTTGAATACCAGGGGTCTTCTATCTTACTCATAATTAATGATTGAATGTCATGTGGAAGTTCTTTTTTATTTAATTTACTTAATGTGATCGCTGATGTTGGTCCGAACTCATTCATCATTGTTTGCATTGTCTTTTTTTTATCGAATTTTTTCATGGATTGTTCCAAAGAATTTACAGGACGTTGAACATCCATTATAGGGGTCCAGTAGTCCCATGCCAAGCGTTGGACTAAAGGTAAATCATCTAATTGACGTACCTGCATTATATTATATACTATTTAATAATATTATTTTATTTATTTTTTATTAAATAAAATAATAATAGTTTAGCTTCCTTTTCTTCACGTTGACCTTGTTTACACATTTAAATTATTAAATATAGTTTTTTTTTATTTTATCTAAGTCGACCACATATGCATAAAATTCTTCATCTAAAAATTTCACTCGCAATTTCTTATTTTTTAAAATAGATATATTTGCAATTCCCAGTTTTCCTACAGTAAGTGCACGTTCAAATACAGAAAATGTTTTGTTTTTTTTATCGTATATTGCAGTCACATTTTCTTCGGCATTTTTCAATTCATAATTCCAGTTCAATTTAAATGCAACAATATAAAAGTGTTTAACATTTGATTTTTTTATATCTGTTATTTCATACTGTAAAGAAAAAGGTCCATTCTCGCACTTTTTTAATATACCCGAACCGTCATTCTTATATACTGTATGATTGTCTGCTTTCCAAGTTGTTCCAATTTTCATAGTATTTAGTTTATATATTTAGTTTATATATTTAGTTTATATATTTAGTTTATATATTTAGTTTGTATATTTAGTTTGTATATTTAGTTTGTATATTTAGTTTGTATATTTAGTTTGTATATTTAGTTTGTATATTTAGTTTGTATATTTAGTTTGTATATTTAGTTTATATATTTAGTTTATATAAAAATCTTTAAAAAAATTTTTATATAAACTAAATATATAAACTAAATAATATGAGCCAATTCGCGCGTTTTGACCAAGTCGTTAAAGGAAATGTCGATATTAAGCAATTAAGCAAAAATAAATATAAAATTACATTTAACGAAATTCATAAATGAAATTCATAAATTTCTTTTATATCAATCCTGGTCAGATTCTAGTAACATACAAAATAATGATCGTAAAGTTATTACACTGGCCGCAAAAGAATGGATCAATTTTATTAAATATACTAATAAATTTTTAGAGGAAAATCAAAAACCCTTATATACACCAACCACAATTATGGAAATCGGTAACAAAAAATATTTGTTTGAAATTTATAAAGCGAAATTAAACAGAAAAGGCCACATTGTTTTCAAGGTATCCACTGAAGAAATCAAATTGTCAAACGGTACTTCCAAAAAAATGATTCAACTTCCTTGTGGAAAATATAATGGTGTGCGATTTTATATTGATGGTAACCCGGCAGCGTGTGCGGCTTGTTTAGATGTCGCCGGTCCGCTAGTGGGATTGCTTTGTTTTTGGCCCTGTTATCTAATAGAGAAAGTATAATTTTATTATTTATTTTCTTTTCCTTAGTTTAGATAAATATTTATATAAACTAAATATATAAATTAAATACAAACTAAATATAAACTAAATATAAACTAAATATAAACTAAAACTAATATAATTTTTAAAAATGACATTCAAGCTTAAATATAATTTCAACGGTCCTCCCGATAATTGTATTTTAATAAAACAGCGCGGCAATAATGCAACTCTAAATAGCGTTAACCCAATGCCCCAACAATTTTATCCGTCATCCAACGACAATCTATTTGCAATGGGTCGGCGCATCTTTGTGCAGACAAAGGGTGAACCGAATGGACCTAATAATACAGACAATAAAGTTGCCGGAAAGGTTCGGGGTAATTTTGGAACAGCATTTAATCAGATACCTCCGCACATGCGGACTGGACTTGTTGGCAAACCGATCGCATTTCCTCAAGACAGTTCGCAAAGAATTGAGCGTCTTAGAAATAATGCTATTGGTGCAGGAAGTATGAAGGTGGGTTTAGCAACAAATGCGCCCATGTCATTTAAAAGCAATGACACAACGAGCCGAAATGAGGCGATAAGAAGGTGCCGCGCAGGCGGGTGCGTGGCTCCGAAAAAAAAAGGCGCAAACAATTCATTCAAATCTGGCGGAGGGTCTAATTACATTGGTGTAGGGAATCGTCAAATCTATGCCCCATAATAAACATTTAGAACATTTTTAAACTTTTTAAATTTTTATATATACTTTTTGATTTATTATATATTTTTATTTATTTTATATAATAAATATATACAAGTAATTTAATTTATATTTATTTAGTTGAATGCCAAATAATACAAAAAAAATAAAACGTTCAAAAACAAAAAGTAGATATGGAAGGACGCGGCGCCAGCGCAGGAAACAGCGGCGCAGCATGCGTGGTGGATTTGCATTTGGTGATCTTATAAATGTTTTTAAACCTAAAACACAAGAACAAAAATGTGAAGAAGCTCAGCAAGAAGCTGAAGAAATTTGCAATAAACCGCCACCGGTTTTAGAAGAACAACAAGAACAACAAGAACAACAAGAACCAGCGCCAACGTTAGAAGCACCACTTGTTTCTGATTCTGAAACGCCTTTAGACCAAGAACAATTATCTTCTCCTCCTATAGATGACGGTCAACAATTGCCTTCTATGAATGATACTACATCGTCTCCTCCCATTTCACCTTTCACGTCTCCTTTAGATGATATACCCCCTTCTTTACCTTTGAATGTTGAATACTCGTCTCCTCCTTTAGGTCAACAGCAACAACAGCAAGAGCAACAGCAACAGCAACTAGATCAGCAGTTGCCTTCAATCGCGACTTTACCCCCTTCAAATCAATTTGGTGGTTTTGCGTGTCAATATACACAAGGCGGTGCAAAAAAAAGTAAAAAGAATAAAAAACAAAATCGCCGTAAAAAAATGAAAACGAGAAGAAATAAAAATTAATTTAAAAATAAAATTTAAAACTTTAATATATATACTAAAATATATATCATAGTTATATTTTCTATTATAAAAATGTCCATCGTGATTACATTATTGCAGAGGGATGCTGTTTTGCGTTCCATTGGCGCCACGAATTCGAAACTATATGAAGTGTTGTCCGATTACATGTGCGGAGAGGTCTACATTAAATCAAAGATTGAAAAACTTGACATTACGTACAAATTGGAAGTCATTGAAAGTTATATTTCAGAAGTGTCGGATACCGCTCATGAACGACCCAGTATTCATAAAGCGCTCACAGGCATTCA